CTGGTGTCCAATATGGTATCGGTTCTGACATCGTTCTTTACACCTAATAATTAATCGTCTAATATGGGGGTGCTAAACCCACCCCCTTTTTAATACTTATAATATGGCTTGTGATTTAACTGGAGGAAGATTAAGACCTTGTAAAGATGCCGTAGGTGGGATTAAGAAAATTCATTTTGCAGACTTCGGAGATTTAGGAACGCTAACTTTTGGTAGCAGTGACGAAATCACGGATATGACAGGAACTTTCACTTACCACTCTTACGATGTCAAAGGTAACTCTTCCCTCGAAACTAACATTACGTCTTCTCTTGAGAACGGAACAACATTCTTCGAGCAAGTCGTGAACCTCACTCTATTTAAACTAACTAAAGAAGATAACAAAGAATTGAAGTTGATGGCTTATGGTCGCCCTCACGTTGTCGTTCAGACATTTGATGACAAGTTCCTTTTAGTTGGTGCAGATAACGGTGCTGATGTTACTGGTGGTACTGCTGTTACTGGTACTGCTATGGGAGATTTAAACGGCTATACACTTACACTAACTGCGAACGAACTCCGTATGCCTTCATTTATTGATGGTGGTACTGATAGCGACCCATTTGCAGGTATGTCTAGTGCTACAGCTTCAGAATCTACTCAAAGAGACCCTTCATAAATTCAATAGGGTTATAGATTTAATAGGGGGTGTTTTACATCCCCTTTTTTTATACGCCAAAAACAAAAAGTGCTGTTTTTATTATTTTAATATGCACTTATTAACTACATCTATTGCAGCTCAACAACTAAAGATAGTACCTCGACAAGATGCGAGTTCTGTTACTCTTGAGCTTACAGATAAAACACAGTTCACTACATCGACTGTATCTGTTTCTAAGACATCATCCGACCCTTTTATGATACTAAGTGGCTCGTTCTCTCTTATAGAGAATAGGTCTTATTCTTTTGAGGTAAAAGACGGTAGTGAAATAATATACAGAGGTCTTATCTTTTGTACAGACCAAACTGATGGAGAGAAGTTCTTTGTTCAGGAGGGTGATTACACTTCTGAGACAAGTTATGATAACGAATTTGTAATACTATAATGCACGTTGTAACAACATCTACTGATTCACAAACAATTCGCTTTGTACCCAGAAGACAGAACGATGGAGACGTGACGGTTCGTATTTACGATAAATCATCGAGGAGAGAGATAAATTACAGTTCTTCTTATGTATGGCAAACAACGGACTTGTTGTTTAATGATGTTGACCAAAACTGGAATTCAGAACCTCAAGTTGTATTTAATTATGGAGATATATTCTCCACAGTATCAGGTCAATTCAGCTTTAGGGAAAACGAATACTATGGAATTAAGTTAATTGATAATGGAGGGGAGTTGTACAAAGGTATGTTGTTTTGTACAGACCAAACGGACTTTGATAAGTTTGACGTACATAAAAATGAATACATAGCTGAACAAAGCTACGACAATGAATATATAACAGTATGAGTAAGTCTAAAAGAAACACAAATAGAAGAACTATGCCTCAAGCAAAAGATGGTAAGATACACATCGTAAACTTAGAGTCATATTCACGCCCTGACATTAAGGAGTACAGTAATCAAGACTGGATTTCGTATGGCGATGACAACAACTACTTCGAGTTCCTGATTGACAGGTATAATGGTTCGCCAACAAACAACGCTGCAATCAACGGTATTGCAGAAATGATTTACGGCAAAGGACTTGATGCTACTGACGGAAAAGAAAAGCAAAGCCAGTATGACGAGATGAAAGAGCTCTTCTCTAAGGACTGTATGAAGAAAGTTTGCTACGATTACAAAATGATGGGTCAAGCTGCCTTACAGGTCATTTACACTAAAGACAGGAAGAAAATTGCTCAGGTTGAGCATATGCCTGTAGAGACGCTTAGAGCTGAGAAATGCAATTCAAAAGGCGAGATAGAGGCTTACTTTTACCACTCTAATTGGGGAGAGTACAGACAATCAGATAAGCTAAAGAGAATTCCTGCTTTCGGTCAATCTAAATCACCACTTGAGATTCTTTACATCAAGCCCTACCGTGCTGGTTACAAATACTATTCGCCAGTAGATTATCAGGGTGGATTACAATATGCAGAGCTTGAAGAGGAAGTAGCGAACTATCACATCAATAACATTCAGAATGGTCTCGCACCTTCTATGCTTATTAACTTCAACAACGGTGTTCCACCAGATGAGCAAAGAGAAATGATTGAGAGAAGTATCGTTGAGAAGTTTAGCGGTAGTTCTAACGCAGGTCGCTTTATATTGGCGTTTAACGACTCTAAGGAGCTTGCAGCTACAATAGAGCCTGTACAATTATCTGACGCTCACCAGCAGTATCAATTCTTGTCTGATGAATCTATGCGTAAGGTAATGGTATCTCACAGAATCGTATCTCCTATGCTTGTTGGTATCAAAGACTCCACTGGTCTTGGAAACAACGCAGAAGAGCTTCAGACGGCTTCTGTGCTTATGGACAATACTGTTATTCGCCCAATGCAAGTAACTATATTAGATGAGCTTGAGAAGCTGCTTATGTACAATGGTATCGAACTAGATATATACTTTAAGACATTACAGCCACTTGAGTTTACTGACCTAACAAACGCTATATCTGAAAGTGAGATAGAAAAAGAAACTGGTGTAAAGAAAGACCAAGTTGACGAAGAACCTAAAATAGAAGAAGAAGAATAATATGGCAACTGCACTATTTATAAAGAGAGCTGACCTTGTCAAGAACACCGCCTTAAATGGCTCGGTGGACACTGATAAGTTTATTCAGTTCATACACATAGCTCAGGAGATTCACGTTAGAAATTATATGGGTACTGACTTGTACGACAAGATTAGTGCGGATATTATCGCAGGTAGTTTAGCTGGTGATTACTTGGCTCTAATAAATGATTACATTCAACCTATGCTTATTCACTACGCTATGGCTGAGTACCTTCCGTTTGCAGCGTACACAATCGCTAATGGGGGTGTATATAAACATAACTCTGAGAATAGTTCTATCGCCAGCAAAGAGGAGGTTGACTTATTGATTAACAGAGAGCGTGACTATGCGGAGTACTATACTCAGCGTTTTATAGACTATATGAGTTTTAACGCTGACTCTAAGTTCCCAGAGTATTACACTAATAGCAATGAAGATATTTACCCAGACAAAGATGCTTTATTTCACGGATGGAATCTATAAGTAAGTACAAGCCTAAGAAGGGCAACGTGATAAAGCTCAAGAAGTATTTAGAAGGAAGAGTTAAACCGAACAAAATAATAGAGAAAATTGGCTACACTAAATAATCAGAAGATAAAAGACACTTTCAAGGGATTACTTAAAACCCTTGATAACGCTGAGATTACAGGTCAGGTAGAGATTACTGATGGCGATGGTAATCAAACAGGTGTGTTTATCAATACTGATGGCTCTGTAAAGGTTACTGGCACTGCTGAGTTTGGCTCACTCAAAGATACTGGAGAAAATATTACAATCACTAAGTTTGTAGATGAAGCTGACGGTATATCTAACAATGATGACGACAGTTCAATACCTACTTCTGGCGCAGTAAAAGACTACGTTGATACTGGTGTAAATACAAACGCAGCTAATATAAGCACGAATACATCCAATATAAGCACTAATACAGGCGATATAAGCACGAATACGAGTGCTATTGCTCTCAATACAGCTAAGGACACTTATCCTTCAGCAGACGCAGCGAAAGTGGCTAATATAACCGTCACACAGGCTGTGGATTTAGATACTATTGAGTCTAATGTGTCGACTAACAATTCAAAGGTCAGTTTTGATTCTACGAGCTCTTCTAAGTTATCAGGGATAGAAGCTGGCGCACAAGTAAATGATGTAGCTTCCGTAAACGGTCAGACTGGTTCTGTAACGCTTACTTCAAGTAATGTTAATGAAGGCACTAATTTATACTACACGGATTCTCGTGTTGCATCAAATAGTGCTGTTGCAGCCAACACCTCTAAGACAGGAATAACTGACCAACAGGCTAGTGCTATTAACGCCAACACATCAAAAGTTGGTATAACAACTCAACAGTCTGATGCTATCGTTGCAAATACCGCTAAGACAGGTATAACATCGCAACAAGCGACAGACATAACCACCAATAACGCAAAGGTAGGAATAACCACAAGTCAAGCTACTGCCATAACTACCAACACAGCAAAGGTTAGTTTTCCCGAAGCACCTAATGATGGCGATTCTTATGTAAGAAAAAATGAGGGTTGGGAAAGTCTTACACACCCTACCGATGCGGTTACATCTGTAAACACACAAACAGGTGCAGTTGTTTTAGATTCAGACGATATTGCAGAGGGTTCATCTAACTTATATTACACAGAAGCAAGGGTGTCAGCTAATACCAATGTAACTGCAAACACAGCTAAGGTAGGCATCACTACACAACAAGCATCGGACATAGTTACCAATAATGCTAAAGTTGGTATAACAACAACACAAGCCAATGAGATAACCGCTAACACTTCTAAGGTTGGTATTACTACGCAACAGGCAAGTGATATAACAACGAATAATGCCAAAGTGGGTATAACCACTCAACAAGCGAGTGATATCACGTCAAACAACGCTAAAGTGGGTATTACGACCACACAAGCTAATAACATAACAACGAACAACGCTAAAATAAGTTTTGACAGTACTTCATCTACTAAGTTAGCAGGTATTGAAGCAGGTGCTGAGGTAAACACAGTAGATAGCGTAAACGGACAAACAGGTGCAGTAT